CTTCACGGTCTCGTCCATGGTCTTCAGTATGGCCTCAAGATTACCACCATTAGGTTGTAATAGATATGGTTTGAGGTTTGGATCCAGTTCTTCTGGCATGTCAATGATCGCACCCGCTCCCGCCTGTGCTGACACTGATCTTGTTTTCACCAATGAAGGGTGATTGGTAAGACTGACCAATTGTTCTGCTTCACTGTAAAGGTTGGCAAGGAATCTTTGACTCTGTGCCACGCCTGATATGTCTGAAACGCCAATGCCCCTGATTGGACCCTTGTTGGCGTAGGCCCACACCGCTGGCACCTTGCCAAGGTTGTTGGGTCGTGATTCAATCTGTTTCATTGGTTGTTGGCCGTCATCACTTGAGTATGAATAAAGTTCTATCGTTTCTGGTGTCCATTTACGCACATAGAATTCTCCTGCCCTCTGGTAAGGTCTCTCGTCCTGTTCCAACAGCATCAGTTCCGCCAACTCGTAGTGTCCATTGGGTTGTCTGATGAATCTCCAGTTCAGTATGTTCTCTGGCGTGTAGATCTGACAGAAAGGTCTGATGCCCTGTGCCAATTCCTCAGCCCTGGTTCCAACCACGGTCTCTGGTCTATCAACCAACACCAGGCAGTGTCCATAGATTGAACTCTGTACATTGACCTCCCTCATGAAGGCCTCCCAACTCTGACCCTCAAGGTCAGCGTCTTTCAAGAACTGCTCCATCTCTGGTGAGTTCTCCAACCAACCAAAATCTCTCTTTGGTTGTTGCCTGTATAAGAATGCTGAATAAGTGTGTATTATTGACCTGCAATGATTGTCTTCAGCCGCGTGTGATAATCTTGTTAGGTATTCGCCCTCGCTCTCGTATTGATATCTCTTGAGGTACATGCCCCTCTTGAATTCAGCACCACCCAGATAACTCCTCTTCAGGAACTTCCAGTGGTTGATGTATGTGTCATAGTCCTGGTGCACTGGTAGGCTGATGCTGTTGCCTGATGTGTCTGTGAACGCGGTGCCTGTCAAACCGTAAATGTCTTGTGCCATTATCTAATAACTCCTGTTTTAACACTGAACCTCTGTGGTTCCGTGGTCTCGTATGCTGTCCTGATTGGGTAAAGAAATGAAATAAGATATCCTAAAGCATCATTCATATGGTCAAATCCCTGCGTCTTGTCTGGCAACACGGTCCCCTCTTTGTATGTGTGTTTGCTCACACTATTTAACAGATTCTTACACTTAGGATGAATGAATGTCTGTCGCTCGCCTGACGCTGAACACAACTTGGCGTTGACTGAATTCACACGATCCCTTATGGCCATGTGCCTTGGTGGGACCTTGCATATGAATCCCGCGTTCTGTAGTATTGATAGGTCCGTCCTGCCGCCCGCTGAGGTCTTCCTCTGCTTTGAAGCGGGGTCTGGATACACGAATATCTTCTTGCCTGGATACCTGCGATGTATCTCCTGGCACATCTCTTCCGTGTTTGAACTCCATATCTGTATCTCGTCCATCACGTATATCACGCCGTTTTTGATGTGTGCCACCACGGCCGCCATTGGGTCAAGGTTGAAGTCCATGCCAATGTGTATGATGTTGTTGTCCAGGGGTTCATCAAAGTGTTTGACGTTCTCGCTCATTGAGAAACCGTAGTAGATTATGCCTGAGTATGTCTCCCAGGTGGCCTGGTATTCCTGCCTGAATGTTTTGGCGTCCAGATCCCTCTTGGCCTGTTCAATCTCGCCAGCATCAACGAATCCGCCATCAATGGTGGTGAACTGATAACTGCTCCATTCCTGCTCAGTGGGATCCTGCCCCCTCTGGTATAGGTCGTGGAACCAGTTCATGCCCTTGGGTGTGCCCTCAAACAGTGCCAGTCCGTTGGTGTCTGACAGTGTGGGCCTCAGCACCGTTGTCCATGCCTCCTCGTCAATGTCAGCACATTCATCCAGCACAAGGAAGTCAATACCAACTCCCCTCAGTGAGTCCTTGTTGTCAGCACCCCTGAGGCATATCCTTGAAGAGTTCTTTAGTTCTATTGTGAGTTCCGCCTCGTTGATCCGTTTTACCCAACGCAGGTCCTTCAGTATCTGTTTGATCTTTACCCATGCTATCTGCTTGGCCTGTCTGTATGACGGGGCCACGTACCAGCACACCTTGTCTGGGTGCCGTGCGTGATAGCACAGTTCCCTTATGGCCAAAGTGGTCTTGCCAAATCTCCTGCCAGTGACCAACACCCTGAATCGTGCCTGGTCATCCGCTACCTTGCGTTGCGGTGTTGATAATTTCATATATGTGTAGTTATTGGGTGACTATTTGTCTTCCCATGGTAATGGTGCCGTTGATTCCTCATCAGTTGGTGAGTCCTGTTGGCCCAACCAGTTCTTGCCAAGGAACATCAGCATACGGGCGTCGCCCGCCAATGCCTTCTCAAACTGTGCCCGCCTCAGGCTCTTCTTACCTTCAGCCCTGCCCTTGTCTATGAGGTTCTTGAATCTTTTGTTCAGTGTTGTGACTGATGTGCCCACACAGTCCGCTATCTCATCGTAGGTGCAGTGCATTGAGGCCAGTTTGAAGATCAGGTCGTGATCCAGTTTGTATGATTTCTTCTGTGCGTCCATTATAGTGTCTTGTCTCCAACTATGATCCTGAAGTGTCTGACATCAGTGTCTCCAAGTGTGGTTGTTATCTTACAGGCCACATTGTATATGTTGCCATCAGTGCCACCAGTGAGCCTGATGTTGACAAGGTCTGATGTGACCAAAACATCCGTGGCGTTGTCTGTTGGGAATGTGACAGGGTCTGAATCTCCAGCGGGTGCTGTGATGGTCACCACTGGCGTGCCAGTGATTGAGTCACCTGAACTGAGATAATCCGTGAAGTCTAGACCATACTGGATGTTTGAATCCTTGTCCTTCTGGATGTACAGACCGTCGTTGTCCCTTTTGAATCCTGTTAAGTTTGCCATTACTGTGAACTCCTAATCCTTGGCGTGGTAAATCTGTTTGAAATAGGTGGTATTCTCAATTTGATTCTCCTTGTTTCCTGTGGCACTTGATATGCCCTGGTTTCCGCACCAACAATATTTACTCTATTTTCCTCCATTACCAATGTTTGTGTATTTTCCGTAGGAACCAATACCACACGATTTTCCTGTGCGACCTTGATGGTGTTGTAAGGATCCGCTGGGTAGAACAGCCTTCCAACCTGTAGTGTGCTGGCAAATGCCGCCATGGCGGCAAAACCAGCAGGTTTAAATGTTGGAGCAAGATCAAGTTCTGTAGCGGCAGAGATCACACTCTGGCCCGCTGGTTTGAAGCGTGGTTCAACCGCGAATGCGAAGGCTACATCAATGTCAGCAAATGTGTCTGTTATCGCATTCGCGGTTAGAACTGGTGTGAACGCACCTGTTATCGCAATAGGTGTGTCATTTAATGAGTATGATATGTTGGCAGTCAGTGATGGTGCGAATGAATCAGACATTTCCAATTCAATGTCTATAACTCCTGCCGCCGTGATATCTGTTGAGAACGATGCTGTGATATCTGCTTCTGCTGGTTCATTTAATCCTGGATTGCTGTCAAAACTAAAAGCACCTGTGTATTCTACCACATCTCCCAATTTGAATGATGGAGTAGTTGCTAAGGTGCCCAGCCAACCAAGTGTGAAACTTTCTTCCCACACATCATTTGGCCAGTTGTCCCAGGTAGATTCATTGCCAATCCAAGTGACAGTAGGCCAATCATCCCAGGCAGTGGTCTCAAGGAAATTCCAATTGTATTCACCTTCCTCTGAAACGAACCCATCATTAACGAAACCTGACTCAAAGTAGATGTTAAGGTTGAATGTGTTCCAACTGTAATCAGCGTTGATGTCATAGATCAGACCTGGTGCCAGGTTGGTTGAGGTGCTGACGGCTATGTCCTCTATGGCCGTGGGTTTGAATGTGGGTTGAATGGTCAGAGAATAAGATCCAACAAGATTCTCTTGCTCCATCAAAACAAAATTATTAGTTGTTGCTATAAGATTGGCCTGTGTACTTAATTCTTTGGCAGAATTAAAAATCACATTACTATCAAAATCTGTGGTTGCCAATACATTGACAGCATCAGGAAAGGCGAACTTTGTTACCTTGGCCGTGACATCCATAGTGCTGGTCGTTGTGAGATTGGCGGAACCAATGAATCTGAATCCACCCAGGGCATACAATGTGCTCTCTACGGTTTCTATGTCAAGGCTATCTCCGTCTAGTCCATCAATTATGATTGTGTCTGCCTCCCATTGGTACAACAGACTGCCTGCTGATCCCGTGTTG